ACCAGCCGAACCGGCCCGAGCTTGGGATAAAACAGAATGTCCCCCACTTGGTAGCTTCTCATTCTCGGTCCTCATCCTCGGGGATATACCCCGCCAGATACACTCCGCCTCTGATCTGAGGCCCATCTCGCACATCGCCCGCCCCACCTGAACAACCAGATCCCGTCGCCGCTCAGCCGCCGCCCGCACCAGCGCCCCGCACAGGAACGCGCCCGCCCAGAGTCGGGGACTGGTTCCGCCTCGCTCGCGAACGATGCTCGTCCCCCGCCGGATATCCCACAGCAGCCCGTCGAACGAGAAGCGCTGCAGGTCGTGGTAGTCCTGGGCGCGGACCCGCCGCGGCTGCCTGTCGCACATCTGCCGCACCGCGTGCGCCGCTATGAGCCCGAGATCTACCTCGGCTCCCGGCTTCCACGGCAGCTCCCCCAGCTGGGGCGGCAGCTCTTGCAGGATCTTCACGGCCTCCACAGTAGCGTCCATCGGCACCTCACGGCAACAAAAAAGTGGCCCTGCTTATTATTTGGCGGATCAGAAAATGGTGTGGCGTCCTGACCACACTGTGCGCGGCTATTTCTACCGTCGAGCTCTGACATGATCGTCTATGTGGGCGGGGAAGCGGGGAAACAATTCAGCCTATTTTATAGATAAGGCCCGATACGCTCCAGCGCATCCCCCGGCCGCCGTCTCCAAAAAATCCCCTCCTATTTTTGCGAGGTCCCCATGTCCATCGGACAGTTCCGCGGCCATACCCGCTTCGTGCAGCACACCACCCCCGCATTTATGAACGACATGATGCGGGCCTATCAGATCCTGTCCGAGAACCTCCAGGCCAACGGCATGGCCCCGCACTACGCCCGGGTGGACCAGGACTTCGTGAACGCCCCGATCAACTTCGGCGCTGTGGTGCAGTGGACGAACCTGGTCGCCGCGTCCACCGACGCCCAGGTCTGGGCTGGCGCGAACGCCCTGCGCAAGCTCATGCAGGCCCACTTCGCCGATGCGGACTACGCCCACAAGCTGGCCGACACCACGGACCTGGCGCTCATCACGCTGCTGGCCGCTCCGGACGCCACCGACACGAGTTCCGCCGGAACGCTGCTGCTCGCCATGAAGGCGGCCCTGAACGCGCACGTCGTCGAGGGTTCCTACCACGCGAGCGTCCCGCCGTCGATCCTTGCGGTCACCGTCACCGGCACGCCGTCCACATCGGACGCCTCGGCGAACCTGTCCTCCTACAACGAGATGCTGGCGATCTACAAGCGCCACGTCTTCTCGGCGGTGGAGCGGCTCGACTTCGAGGCCGTCTAGATCTGGCAGCCCAGGCGGCCAGTCGTCTGCTGACGAGCCGCCGATCCTCTTTCGCCTCGACGGAGAACCATCATGCTCAAGAGTGTAGTCTGGAACCCGGATACGCAGGCGTACGAGTTCGGCGCGGACATCACCAAGACCGGCGGCCAGTACCTGTTCAGCAACCTCAAGGACCCGGTCAGCGCGCAGGACGCCGCCACCAAGGCGTACGTCGATGCGAAGGCCGGCTCGGGTGCTGCGGGCAGCCTGATGAACCTCGTCCTGTCGGCTGCGCCGGCGGTTCCGCCCGCTCTGTCCGTCTCCCTCGGGGCCGCCGCCTTCGCCTCGGGCGGCGACACGGGCCTTGTCGTCCAGATCGCCAGCGGCGCGGTCGTGGCGCTGCGCAACTCGTCGCTCACCCCGAACGCGGCGGCGACGGTCGACGCCTTCCCCTTCTCGTTGGCCAACAACGGCACCTTCGACTACGACCCGCAGTCGGGCGGCGCGATGCTGGTCGTGGTGCCCGGGGCGACCTCGGCCCCGCAGGCAGTTCTCGGCTTCGCCGCAAACGGCGCGGTGACGCTCAACGGCGTGACCCCGGCGGGCGGCATCTCGCTGACCCTGGACAACGCCGGCACCCTGAACATCTACGCCTCGGGCGGCAAGACCCGCTTCCAGAACAAGGTCGGCAGCACGATCAACGTCGTGCTCCTGGCGATCAAGTTCAACGCGGCCTAGTAGGAGACGCCCATGGCTGCGCAGATTCCGAGCTTCCTTCTCGCCGACGGAAAAGACAACCTCGGCGGGCTCCTCGCCTACGAGGGGATCATCGAAGTCGGCATCCGCCGCACCGACAACGAGTACCCGATCGACGGGGATGGCGTCGGCATGCGGCAGATCGTCCGCGAGATCGTCTTCACCTACCGGCCGCCGGTCGTGATGTCGGTCCAGAACTTCGTCCCGGTGAACTGGTACGACTGGCTGGACAAGGACGTGACCGTCCAGTTCACCTGGACCGTCGGCGGCGCGCTGCAGACCCGCACCTACCCGCACATGATCGTGCGCGAGGTGAAGCTGCGGAAATACTACGACGCCGAGCTATCCGCCTATGTCGACGCGATGGACATCATCATGCGCATGCCGCAGCCCGAACTGAACGCCGCGCGCCAGGCCCGCGAGTAAGAGAACGCCCCTCCCCACATGCTCGAATACCAGCAGAGAGAATCCGAAAGGGTTCGCAAGCTCCGGATCATGCGGTCGGGCTTCATGGAGGAGGGGCGGCTCCACGAGTTTTTGCGCGACGCCTACGCCGGCACCGGCGGCTTCCGCAACGGACAGGTCCCTACGCCGTCTGTCACATTCTGGGGCATCCGATCGTACGAGCGAGGGTGGGGCAGCCGCGACAGCTGGTGGAACCTCTACGTCGACACCCGCAAGGCGTTCAACGACCGCAAGCCCGGTCAGTCTCCGGGTCCGGCGCGGCAGAGCTGGTCGTACATCCAGCCGTTCCCCGGCGAGGACAACTTCACCTACCTCGACCGGGTGAACAACTCCAACTACGTCAACAACGTCCAGCCTATTGTTCGGGTGACGAACTCCTTCCTCACGAAGGAGGACGCCCAGCGCGAGAACGTCCCCGACAAGATCGCCGAGTGGATAAAGTCGGTCACGCCGGACCGCAAGCACATCCGCGAGCACGCCAAGAATGTATGCTGGCGCGGTCAGGTCGTCGGCTGGTGTGCGACGCTGGTCGACATGCCCAACGGCATCCCGGCGGCGAACCTGGCAGACTCCGAGGCCGCCGAGGTCAGGCCCTACCTGACGACCTACTGGCCCCAGGAGGTCTGGGACTACGACATCTCCCCGAGCGGCGAGATCCTTGGGATCAAGTTCGTCCGCGAGCACGAGGTCGAGCGCGCCTCCATGCTCGACGAGAAGATGTACGTTCAGGAGATCGTCTGCTGGTATCGGGACCACTGGGAGAAATACATCATCTCGGTTCCCGGACCGATCCCCGACGGCATGGGGATAAACCCCGGCCCCGGGAAGTACAACCGCATCATCGACGAGTCGAGCGGCCCGAACCCGTTCGTCGACCCCAAGACCGGCCGCGGCGTGGTGCCCGTCTCCTTCTTCCGCTGGGACGAGGCGCTCGACAACATGCCCTTCACCGGGCAGCCGCAGATTCTGGCTCTCGCGCAGATCGCCCGCAAGCACTACAACCAGCAGTCCGAGCTGGACTACATGATGCGCGCCCAGGTCTTCGGGCAGCTCGTCGGCCCCATAAACGCCAGCGGCGCCCCCGGGGCGACCCAGGGGACGATCCAGGTCGGCTACGGGAACTTCCTGCCCGAGCCCATCGAGGGCAAGGGGATCTGGCGCTACATCTCCCCGGACGGCTCGGTCAGCGAGACCTACGAGTCGGCCCTAGAGCGAAACAAGCGCGACGGCTACCGGATCTCTCTCATCGACGCCGGAGAGGGCAAGCAGGCCGAGACCGCCGAGGGACGCAAGCTCCGCTTCCAGCAGACCGACGCCATGCTGGCCAGCGCCGCGGAGAACCTGGACCGCTGGGAGAAGGCGATCCTCCGCTTCGTCTCGTATTTCTACCGCATCCCCGACGAAGAGTTCGAGGCGATGGTCATCCGCCGCAAGCGCGAGTACGCCATCATCTCCCTCAACGACGCTATAGACGGCGCGCTCAAGGTCCTGGACCTGGACATCGGCGTCGAGGCGAGCGTGTCCATCGTCACCCGGATGGTTCTCACGCAGCTCCCCGACGTGTCCGAGGCGAAGTCGCTGGAGATCCAGACCCAGATCCGCACCGAGATCACAAAGGCGCTCGGCAAGACGTTCACCATCTCGGGCGACCCACAGAAGATCGAGACGCTCACCAAGAAGTTCGAGTGGATCTCGATCGTAGACCGGACCGAGGACGACTCCATAGACGTGGCGGTCGCCTCGGACAAGGTGGCGATGCTCGTCAAGGAGTCAGAGAAGCGGGGCCTCACCGTGAAGCCCCGCAGCCTTCCGGCGACGCCCCCGGTCGGCCAGATCCAGAACGAGTACACCGCCGGCGCGCCGGCCGCCCCAGAATCAGAGCCCGCGCCGCCTGCTGGGCAGCGCCCCCCTCAAGAAGCGGCGCAGGCCGCAGCACCCTAGGAGATCTTTCATGCTCAACGCGTACAGCAAGCAGCTCAAGTCGTACACCCAGGACCCCGCCACCGCGCCGACCGAGGTGCAGCAGCGCTATCAGTTCGACGCCGGCTCGCTCCCGGGCCAGCCCTACTACCTGGTCGGGCGCGTGGACTCGGCCGTCGTCCCGGGTCAGTTCGTCTACATCAGCGGCTCCGACTCGGCGAACGTCGCCTACCTGGGCGTGACCACGGTGCAGTACGGCCTGGTCTTCACCAAGTGCGACCCGGTGGTCAGCGGGAAGAACATCCCGATCGGCTACGTCGAGTACAAGACCGGCGACACCGTGGCGATCGTTCGGCTCCTGGCCCCCTCGACCGACGTTCCCTTCTCGGGCGCGGTCGTGGGGACGCAGTACGTCATCGGCACCGACGGCACCTTCGCCAAGGCCGGCGACTCGACCTACCCGAGCGGCGTCCGTCCGTTCGTGGTCGGCATCGGCCTGGCCGGCGACCGCATGCTGCTCATCTCGGGCGGCAGCGCTCCGGCCGACGGCGTGAGCCAGGTGAACGTCCTCCCGGCGACCGCCATCTCCGTGGCTGGCCCCACGGCCGTTGACAAGACCGTCTCGGTCACCACCGGCGGCCTGAACATCCTCGGCCGGCGGCTGGTTGTCGAGGCCGACGTCACCATGACGGCCAGCGGTGCCAGCACCAACACCGTCCGCCTGACCGTCACCCTGAACGGCGTCCTGGCGAACCTCACCACCTCGATCTCCAAGAGCTTCGGCGGGGCCGGCTCGACCACCTACAAGATCCGCGCTACGGCGGTCGTCCAGGTGGCCGGCGCCTCGGGCACCCTGCGCACCGCCCAGGAAGTGATCGAGACTGCGGTGGCGCCGGCGCTCGCCGTCAGCTCCATCTCTGCGGACCTCACCGGCTCGATCGTGGTCGGCGCGACCGCGGGCGCCTCGGCCGGGACCACCACCGTCCAGAACCTGATCGCCACCTTGGTCTAGTCTCCCGCCGCCCGGGGGCAGGACGCGAGTCTTCCCCCGGGCAGAGGTCCCCCATGGCAAAGAAGACGGAAATCGAGACGTCGACCAAGACCGAGATCGAGGTGGAGGACAAGACCGCCACGCTCGACCCGGAGCATCTCGCGCTCATCCTCGGCGACCTCAAGGAGATCAGCATGTATGCCGACTCCAAGATCGCCCGGGTCGGGAAGATCTCCGACCCCAAGATGCAGATCGTCGAGGCGTTCGGGGCGCTGGACGTCATCCGCACGATGTGCCGGTCCACCGAGGCCAAGGTCTGCAAGGCCGAGTGCGAGTTCGAGGAAGACTCGACCACCGGCTCCGGCATGGGCGAGCAGGTCAGCCTGAGCCTGTACGCCAGCGGCCCTTCCTCCATGCTCCGCTGAGAGAAACCCCCTACCTGATCCCAGGACAATCCCGGGCCTCCGCCAAGGAGCCCAGACCAAGGAGACCCCATGTACCGCAATGATCCGCAGCCCGGCGCTGTCGGCGGCGCGAGCACTCCGCCCGCCGCCGCGCCCGCGGCCCCCGCCGCCCCGGCCGTCCCCGAGAAGCTCACCCCGATCCAGACCGTGCAGCCGCCCGCGCCCGTCCAGCCCAAGGAGACCGCCCCGGCTTCGCCCGCCCTGGACGCCGCCGGCCTGCTCGCCGCCCTGGATGCCCGCCTCACCAAGGCGCAGGCCGACAACGATGCCCGCGTGGCGATGCTCGTCAAGACCTCGCTCATGGAGGCCGGCATCAAGCCGCGCGCCGCCGAGCCGCGCCGCCCCGCCGCGCCCGCCGCCGCCCCTGCAGCGGAGCCGCCCAAGCCCGCCGAGCAGCCGGCCGCCGGCACCGCGCCGACCCTTGAGACCGAGGCGCTCAAGACCCAGCTCGCCGAGATGCAGGCGCAGATCGCCGCCGCCAACGAGCAGCTCGCCGCGGCGCAGCGCGAGAAGGCCGAGGCCGCCATCGCCGCGCACAGCATGCAGGTCCGCTCGACCGTCGAGAAGATCCTCACCTCCTCGCAGATCGGAATGTCGCAGGCTTCCGCCGCCACCGCCGCCAAGCTCCTCATCGAGCTCGACAAGGCTGTGGTGGAGGACGAGCAGAAGAACCTGTTCATCAAGTACAAGGACGACGCCGGCAAGGAGGTCACCAAGCCCCTGCTGGAGGGCCTGGCCGCCTGGAGCAACACCGCCACCGGCAAGGTCTTCAAGCCCCCGGCGCCGCAGGGCTCCGGCAACGGCCTCACCGAGCGGATCGCCAACAGGTTCCGCGAGATGGGCCGCACCCCGACGGTGAACCCGCAGCGCAGCGGCGTGGACGCCTTCCTGAACGCCGTGCAGCAGCAGAAATCCGGTCAGTTCGGCTCGTAGGAGCCGCCCTCGCTACACACAACCGCCGCACCTGATAGGGCGGCACGCAAACCGCTCTACCTAGGAGAACGCCCCCATGGCTGATTTCTATTCGCTCCGTGACGCGATGTTCGTCACCCCGTTCCCCGTCGCCCGCATGGTCTACCAGTCGTCCTGGGAGGCCGATGCGCTCGCGGAGATGCTCAAGTTCAAGAACATCACCGACGGAACCGCCCAGGTGGTCTACGCTCGCCGCAAGACCGGCGACAAGATCAGCACCGACTGGGTTGTCCCCGGCCAGGTGATCCAGCCCGCCGCCGACCCGAAGATCGTCGAGGTCGTGACCCGGCTGCGGATCATGATCAAGCAGCCCAAGGTCCCCAGCCACCAGCGGGACAACTACAACAGCGCCATGGGCACCTACGGCCAGGACCCCCTCATGAAGAAGGTGTTCCTGATGCTCAAGGACCTGGCCCGTGGTATCTGGGACACGGCGATCAACGGCGTCTACATCGACACCGCCAAGATCGTGGGCGGCGGCGGCCTCACCTCGGCGAACATCCTGGCGGCCGGTGCCACCATCGCCCCGGGTCCGTACAACGATCCGCAGCGCGGCCAGGGCGCGCTCGACTTCAGCTTCACCCGCAAGGCGCTGCGCTTCAAGAGCCCCGGCGACAACGACTTCGGTGACTGGGTTCCCTTCAACCCGGGCGACCGCGTGACCCTGCGGAGCCAGCACATCGCCGGCTACATCACCCTGACCACGGCGGCGTCCTACCCAAGCAGCGACGCCAACTGCCTCATCGAGTTCAGCTCGTCGAGCCAGCAGCCGGACGGCCTGGTGAACCTGGTCGACCCGTCGCAGATCATGAGCAACGCCACCCCGACGGCGATCAACTTCAGCTTCCTGGACCAGCTGATCACCAAGCTGAACCCGGCCTACCGCGACAACCCCATGACCTGCTACGTCATGCACAGCCGCGAGATCAACGCCCTGAAGGACCGGGCGCGCCAGTTCGGCGGCGCGAAGCTGGAGGACCGTCCCTTCGGCGACGAGATGAAGGATCTGCCGGAGTTCATGGGCCTGGCCCCCAAGATGGTGCCCTACTACAGCGGCCATCCGATCCTGGTGAACGACCGCATCCCCGACACCATCCTGGCGGGCCGCCCGGTCCACCCGATCTACCTGGTGTGCCTCGACCCCGAGGTGATGGAGGACGCCGAGACCGAGTCGGGCGGCTTCTACGGCATCACCCGCGGCACCCCCGACGGCGCTGTGTTCCAGGGCGCCTCCGGCATGGGCTTCCAGATCAAGGACATCGGGACCCTGCAGAACGAGAGCTCGGACGCGATGCGCATCACCTGGGAGGGTGCGTGGTGCCCCGGCAGCTCGGGCGCGGCGGCCAAGTACGAGAACTTCTGGCAGTCGTTCTAGCCGGCGGCTGACCGGCTTCACCTAGAAGAAACCCTCTTCCTGCCCCGGCGGAACCTCGCAGGACCGCCGGGGCAGCGCTCCCCCCAAAGGCTCATAGATGACCCAGCAGGCAGCACTGACCGACCCCGAGGCGCTCGTCCGGGTCCGCTACCGAGAGGCGGATCAGTTCGTGGGCGCGCTGTGGGGACTGTATTTCGAGCGCGACAACCTATCAGAGCCCGTATACCGAGCATTCGCCCAGATGGCCGTCCACCGGAGTGGCCTGGGAGATTCGCACCGCATTTTGGAGATCGTCGAGATCGACCAGGCCACCAAGGAGCCGCTGGCCGATCAGCCGACCCGCGAGGAAGCCCTGGAGTCCGCCCGCCCGCAGGTCATCGACCTGGGCCAGCGCCGCGAGGAGATCGAGCGCCGCCGGCAACCCGACCCGGACCGCGGTGTGCCCACGCTCGCCGAACTTGAGCGCGCCGCGCCGCAGCCAGCCGCGGATCTTCGCCCGCAGCTTCCCCCGGTGGCCGTCGCCGCTCCGCGCCTCGCCGCGATCCTGGACGACGAGGAGCCGCCCGCGCCAACCAGAGACCTCATGTCTGAGGTTGCGCCCGACCTAGTTCGCACGCCCCCGGCCGCGCCGTCTCTGCCTCAGCCGGCCCCGCAGATCCCCCCGGACGACAAGCGCAAGCCGGGCAGGCCCCGTCCCCGCGTATGAGCGAGGAGCCCGGGATAAATCCGAACCGGCTGCTGCAGGCGCTCTCGGAGTTCGTCGAGCACATGGACAAAGAGGTCCACGACGCCCTCGACGGAGCCCTGGAGCGCGCGGTGGGTGTCGCCAAGGGCGGCCAGTTCTTCGACCGCACGGGCGATCTGCGCGACCAGATCCGCTACACCCTGCAGGGCCTGGCGAGCGAAGACACCCTGCTCGGCACGCTCGGGGCCTACACCCTGTACGCCTCATACGTCGAGGACGGCACCGAGCCGCACGAGATCCGGGCCAAGAACCGCAAGGCCCTCAAGATCCCGGCCAAGGGCGGCGGCTTCTACTTCGCCAAGTCGGTGCAGCACCCCGGCAGCAAGCCCGTCCGCTTCATGCTGGCGGCGGTGGAGTCCATCGACATGTCCACGATCCTCGACCACGCGCTCGACCGAGCCGCGCAGAAGGCGGGCCTGTGAGCCTGGGAGATCCATGCTGCGTCGAGCTCATCGCGGCGGCGCAGATCCCATGCACCGAGGCGAATCTGCGCGCCATCGAGTGGCGGATAGACCACAAGGTCCCCACCGAGATCCGCGACAACGCCCCGAACATCATCGCCCAGGGCGGCACGATCTACGACCTGTGGCTGAACGAGGCCGAGGCGCTCATCGCGAACGACCTGCTGAAGATGGCGCAGCCGATACGCCTGGACCGGATCGAGAACCTCGGCCAGCTCACGCGCCTCAAGGCGATCAAGACCTGCGAGCTCCTGTTCCGCAAGGACGCGATCGAGGTCGAGGACCTCAACGACAAGCGCGCCGAATACTTCGCCTCCCTGTACCTGGCCGAGTTCTCCAGCCTGCCGCTGCGGATCTACGCCGGCGCGCAAGTAATCCCCAAGTACGGGATGATCCGAGGATAGATGCCGCGCCTGTACGATCCAGCGGTCGACGCCCTGATCTCGATCATCTACCGGCGGCTCGGCGAGGGGGTCGCCCCGATCAGCGCCCCTGCCCTGTGCAAGACCTGGCTCCGCGACTTCCGCGACACGATCCAGGACCAGACGATGCGCCCGATCAATACGCTGTATCGGGCGCACCCGTTCCGGGGCAAGACGGTCTTCGAGGGCCTGTCGTCATATCCTCTGTTTGCCCTGTGGCGGGACAGCAGCGACTGGAAAAATTTCACCGCCGACACCGACGAGAACATGTCGATCTTCTCCTTCATGTGGGTGCTCCCCCCGGAGAAGGAGACCGAGAGAATGTGGCCGCTCCTGCAGCACTTCATCTCGAATCTGCGCCGGGTGCTGGAGAACGCCCCAGAGGACCCCGAGGACGCTACGCTGCTGCTGCTCAACGACGGGCCGCACAACGAGCCGAATCGCATGGCCCTCATCTCGGAGTACGGCGTCGAGATCAAGAGCCGGTTCGTCTTCCAGGGTCCCGGAGAGCAGGCTCTGTACCCGACCCTGGTAGGGACGTTCGCCGTCAAGCAGAACTGGGAGCGCAACGTCCACAACCTCGGTCTGCGCCTAGAGCGCTTCCGCGAGGCGTTCATCAACTACCACCTCAAGGACCCGCGCAACGACGGCGACTGGTCCCCAGCGATCAATCCCATTCTTGAGTCGTACGGGCTCCCCCTCCAACCGTAGGGTGCAAACAATGTCCGAGAAGATCTACGTGCGGGCGGCGCTCAAGCCCGATGCCGCGCTGCGTCCCATCACCGACAGGGGGCTTCTGTATCCCCATCCGCAGCACCGCGGCCGATACATCGGCTGGCGCGACTGCATGCCCGGCGAGCAGCCCGAGCACGTCATCCCGGGAGCGGCCGGCGTCACCCTGGAGAACGTCAACGGCCAGCAGGTCGTCAGCTACGACCCCGACAACGAGAAGCGGCGCACGGGAGAGCTCGGCGGCGTCGGCCCGGTGTCGGACCTGTTTCTCGCCGGCCAGTCGGTGGGCCTCGTCCGCACCGAGCCTGTCCGAGTGGTCGCCGACGCCGAGATCCGGCGCGCCATCCTGTGCGGGGATCTGGTCGAGTGCCAGGCACCGACCCCCAAGGCCCCGGCGGAGCCCGTGAAGCTGGTCGAGCCGGTAGAGCTCCCCAAGTCCAAGCAGAAGGCCGAGGTCTAAGCCATGACGATCTCTCCGGGCAATAAGTATCCCCGCGCGTTCATCGACGTGAAGTTCGGTGCCGGGAAGTCTTCGCCGCTCACCGCCCCGCGGACCGTGCTGATCATGGGCTACCAGGCCCTGGTCGGCCCGTCGCAGGGGTCGGCGCTCCCCAACGTCGTCTACCCGATCCCGAGCGTGGACGATGCAATCGCCCTGTTCGGCGGCGGCTCCGAGATCCACCAGGGGGCGGATGCGGCCCTGGACCAGGTGCTCGACACCACGCTGTACGGCGTGGCCTTCGCCGAAGTCGCTAATCCCGTCGTGGCCTCGGCGACGAGCTTTAGCCAGTGGACGCTCACCCCGACCGGGGCCAGCGTCATCGGGGGCGTGTTCTACCTCATCGTGGACGGCGTGGAGTTCCCGGTCTCCATCCTCGACGGCATGTCGGTGGCCGACCAGCTCACCGCCATCTACGCCGAGATCGGCAAGTACAAGAACCTCCCCGTCTGGATGCCGGCCGCCCCGAGCTCGACCACGCTCGGCTTCCGCTCCAAGCACACCGGCCTCCGCTCGAACCAGCATGTGATCCGCTTCCGCGTCGAGGGGATCACCGGGACGAGCTACGCCATCACCCAGACGGTGACCGCCGTGAACGACGGCAACCCGCAGACCTGCTTCGACGCGATCAACCAGCAGGACTTCGACTACATCGTCTGCGCCGCGACGGAGCCGGCTCCCGGTGCATCGCCCAAT